GTGCCAGGCCATCGACGTCGGATTGTTCCGAAACGGGACTTAGCGGGGATTCAGCCCCTAATCGGACCAACTCGGCTTGATCTGCCCTAATCTGCGGGTTGACTCCATTGCCCCCGTCGTCGAGCCCGAGGCCGTCGCGATCTGCGACTTGCCTTGTGGGGGGCGCAATGATGGGTTCATTTGTCCGTTGGGCGGGGAAACCCGCGCTTGTTGTTTCATCGCCGGCTGGCGTGCGTGCGCTATCGCCGCGCAAGGACGGTTGGGTTCCGGTCTCGGTGCCGGCATCCGTGCTCGAGCGGCCGTTGCTGTCCGCATCCGATCGCAAGCCGCTGCCGTTCGTGTCGCCGGCCGAGCTCTCCTGGCTCGAGGGGCGCCGCTCCTCAATCTTCTGATTGTGCGCGGCGATCGCGGTTTGTGCTTCCGCGCCGGTCCATGTAACCGCTCCGTTGACATTCTCGCCCGACGTCCCTAGATCGGCGCGGGGAGAATTTTCTATGAAGGTCCGGTTATTCGAGCTCGAGCTTAGGCCCGTCGCTGTCGTGTCGCCGCCATCAGGGCCGGCGCTCGGCTTCACCTGGTCGGGCAAGGATTGGCGATCGGCGCCGGGCGTGGTCGGCAAGGCGCCGCTCGACGGCTCGCCGCTAGATCTGCCCGCGTTCTCTGCGGAGTTTCCCGACGTGCCATTGCCGGCCGATTGGTCGAAGCTCGAGGCCGCAAGCGCCGCGTCGTAGCTTTCCGCCATCTGCCTATTGAGCTCGGCCGCGCGCGCCTCGGGTGTACCTGGGGCGCGCGCTTCGTTGTAGAGCTTGTGCCCGCCCGCCTTGCGGTAATCCCATATCGCCCGCGGAATTATCTGCACCTCGGCCGTTCCGCCGTTGGCGAACTGGACGATTAGCTTGCGGTCGAAGTAGCCGGAGCCGACGCGCTTCCACCCCTTGTCGAACGTCGCGAACTTGGCGAGCAACCGATCGGCGATCGCCTGGCCCTGCTCGGCGGTATCCACCACGAACGCACCGCGCGCGAGGTCGAGCATTTCGCTCGGGTCGCCGGCGAGCTCGTGCTCCACTTTCTCGCGGGCGCGATCAGAGCCCTTCGGGCCGGGGTTCTGGAATTTGAGGCCGAGCTCGGCCGCGATCGCCTCGCCAACGCCGGCGAGCTCGCGTTGATTGGTCGCCGCGTTCGATAGCATCACGTCGAGCGCCTGGCCGCGCTGTGCGGCCGTTACGGTGTCGCGGGTCAATTGGGTGCCGGGCGCGGCGATCGTCGCGCCTGGGTGCTCCTGGACGGCCTGACGGTCCATTTCGGCGATCATTCGAACATCGTGCTCGAGGAGCGCGGTTTGCATCTGCGCGCCAGGCCCCGCGTGCGGGTCGGCGAACGCATCCAGTTGCAAGCCGGCCTGCGCGTCATCGATCGCGCCCTCGAGCGCGGCCGTGCCGTCGAGCTCGAGCTCGTCGACGCGCGGCGCGTAGATCGGATCGCCGAACAGGTCGAACCCTACGGGCTCGCCTAGTCCGTCATCGGCTCCTCCGGCGTCTGCGGCCCGATCGCCGCTGCCATCCGGTCCTGCTGCCCCGCTATCCACGCCTGCGTCCGCGCCTGTAGCACCGTCTTCGCGTCCGTTTCCGCCAGGAACTGCCCCATTGCTCGGGCTTCGTTCCACTCCTCGGGCGAGCTCGGATAGGTCGAGCTCGTCGAGCTCGGCGATAAATCGATCGACTGCGGCCTTGGCGGGTCTGCCGGCGCCGAGCTCGGCTGCTGCTCGGCCGAGGGCGTCGCTAACGGGTCCGGTGCGGTGCGCGAGGCGGGAGAGGATTTCGAGGGCTTGAGCATTGTTCTCTACCTTCTGTGCGTTCGCGTCGCTGGCGAGCGCGTTGCCCGCCTTTTCGATATCGGCGCGGGATTCGATCAGGGTGCGAAACACCCGCTTGTCATTCTTCAACCGGCGTAGCGCATTGTCGAGCACGCGGGCGCGCTCGAGGTAGAGCGAGCGGGACACAATCTCCTCGCCGAATAGCCCTAGCTGCGTCTCTTTCGTCGCGCCGGCCGCGATCGCCTGGCGGATGATGCTATCGGCCTGGGCCTGGTTCGCCGGCGAAAGGCGGTGCAACAATTGGAGGTAGGCGCCGTGGAGCTCGGGCGCGGCCGGCGCCAGGCGCCCAACCATCGCCGCGAACTCGGGTGGCACGAGCTCGTTGACTACCATCCCGAAAGCATCGTCCGACAAGGCCGCCAGGCTGCGCGCGTCGCGCACGAGCGCGGATTTCGGCGGGAGCGGGAGCGGCGTGTTGTCGCCGGTGGTGCGGAGTATCTTCGCTGCGTCGATCGGCGAGCCGCTCCCTTCCGCCACGTTCTTAAGCGCCGCCCACGTCCGCGCCATTTCCGCGGTGATCCCATCGTCCGCGCGGAGCGTCACCGCATCGATCCGGATGCCGGCCGCGGGGTTCTCGTTGGTCAACCGGTTGGCGAGCCCTACGCGCTGGTGGCCGTCCGCAACGTGCGGCTTGCCCGCTTCGTCGATCCAGACGACGGCCTTGCCCGAAAGGATCGGGCTCCATTCCTTCACGCCGGCGAGCCGGTCGGTAACGCCGGCCGCGTCGCCGTTGCTCTTGAACTGGAAGCGCTTGGCATCAATCACGAGCTCGCGCGGATCGTAGCTGTCGAGCGTCGCCGCGGTCGGCCGTTTAAGCTCGATCGGATCTGCGCGCGTTGCCGGCGCCGGCGCGCCTTCCTCGAGCGCGTCGATATGCCCCTGTAGCGTCTCGAGGTGGCGCGCGTCGTTGCCGGCATTGGCGGGCAAGGGCGAAGTGCGGCCGAGCTCGTCGAGCCCCTCGAGCGTAATCGCTGCGGATACCTGGTCTGCGGTCGCCGGTGGGTACGATCCATCGGGCATCGACCGCGCGCGATCGCCACCCGCTTTCTCAACGAAACCCTCGAGCTTGGTTATGCGGTTCTGCCAGCCTGTCGCGTATTTCTCTTTTCCCGGCTTGGCGGCCTTGCGGGTCATCTCCTGCCGGAACTTGGCGACGCCGGCGCGCCAGTCGCCATCCTTCATCGCCTCGATAACGCGGCCGCGGACCTTGGGGCCTGCGAGGAAACCGGCGTCGTAGGCGATCGCCGCGGCGCGCGGGTCGAGCTTGTCGAGCTCGCGCCCCCAATAGCGGCGCTTCGATATGTCGAGCGCGCCCGCTTCGGTAAGGCTGGCAACGTCGACGTCCTGGTTGAACCGCTGCGCGATCCCGAATTTCGTCGTGCCGCCATCGTCGCCGTTATAGCGGACAACCGCCGAGCCGCCCTCGAGCCGGTGCATCACAAAGCGCATAACCTTGTCTTGCGATAGCTCGACGCCGGCGCGCGCGCGGCCGATTCGGTCGCCGAGCATCTTGGCGCCCTTCTGCGCGCCCTTTGCTCCACCGCCGAGCACAGCACCGCCGACGCCGGCGTAAAGGACCGATGTTACCGCTTCGTCGAGCCCGTACTCGCGGCCGAGCTCGTTGCTCCGCTGCGCGATCGACGGCTGCGTTACCGCGCCGATCGCCGCATTGAGCCCGCCTTCGCGCACCGCGGCGCCAAGGATCGTCTTGGCGGCGCCGGCGCCGATCGGGAGCGTGAGCACGTTGATAGGATCGCGGAAGCTGGCGCCGACACCGCCGACGAACCCGCCAGCCGTGCCCCATATGCTCGCGCGCTTGGCGATATCGTCGTCTTCCTCGAGCGCCTTCTTGTCGGCCTCGTCGATCTTCGCTTGAAGCTCTGCCTTCGATTTCGGGATGCCGGGCAGGAAGCCGGGATCTGCGGCGCGCCGGCGCCCGATTTCAGCCCAAACCGATTTCTCCTGTTCCTCGGGGGTGACGCCGGACCATCCGCCGGAAAAGTCGATGCCGAGTGTTCCGGCGCGCGGCCGGATGCGCGCGCCGCCCGCACCGCGCGCGGCGCCCTCCCACGGGTTCGTGAGGTGCTCGCTCGAGGGCTTGCCCTGGTTGAGCGCGTCCATGATCGGCGCGTAGGCGGTCGACTTGCTGCGGTATCCCGACACCATCAAGCCGGTTCGCATGGTGCTATCGAAGCCGGCGCGCATGTTCTCGAGGAAGCCGGTCGCGTCGCCGTCCGCGAAGTCGCGCGGGGCCAGGTCGGTCGCGTCCTGCTGGTCGACGAAAAAACCACCCGCGTCCTGGTTGCGAGCGGCGCCGGCGTCGATCGGTTCGGGCGCGGGCGCGCCCTTGGTCTGCGGTCGTTGTGCCACTGTGCCCCCCGGCTATTAGCGAGCGGCGCCCCCGGCCGTCCGAACCTTGTCTAGCGCCTTTACGTCGAGCACGTAATAGCCGCCCGGTCCATTCCCGCGAAGGAACTGCGAGCCGTTGGCGTCGAGGCTGACGAGGTACTTGCCGTCACCTTTCGAGAATAGGCTCGCACCGCGGAACGTCGATATCGTGATCGGCCGGCCTTGGCCGTCTTTCGGGAACCCCCCGCCTGCCGCCTTCACCTCGGCCGGCGTGATGTTATATACGAGCTCGTCGAACCGATCGGGCGCCATCCCCACCGGGAGCACCACTTGCGGCTTGTTGGACCGGGCATAGCCGCGCACGCCGGCCGTGCCGGGGGTGTAGAGCCCCCCGCCATTGCCGACGCCTCCTAGCGCCTCGTTGAGCCCATCCTTCCACAAGTCCTCATCGAACTCGTCGCGCGCCTTGATGCCGCGCCGGGCGGCCTTCTCGACGTAGAGCGCATTGGCGACGGATACCGCGTTGTTCATGGTCTGCGGCTGGTAGGCGAGCGCGCGCCCGGCTGCCTCGAGCGCAAGCGATTGGATCTTGTCGCCCTTGGGTAGAAGCTGCGTCGTCTTCATCGCCTCCTGACCGACGAACACGCGGCGCGCGACGTCGGCATATTTCCGGCCATAGGTCGCCAGGCCGGCCGCATGGGTGAACGTGCCGCCCTGGCCGAGCGATGCGATCGCCTGGCCGGCTTCGCCGCCAAACCCCTTCGCCAGGTTGAGCGCGATCGCGAGCCGTGCGTCGGGCTTCGCGGCCGCGAGCGTCGCGTTGAGCCCGGCCTTCTCCTCGTCGGTGAAATACTGCGCCGGGACGCCGTAGCGCCGCGCCGTTGCCTTTGCCGGTGCGATGCGGGCGGCCATGGTCGCCGGGTCGTTCCAGTCGATCGCCTCGAGCTTGGCCGTGCCGGCGCGGCTCGCCCACGATAGCGGATCGGTATTCAGCGCCGTTTTCATGTTCGCGAGGAGGTCGACCGATGCCTTGCGTTCGGCGAGTAGCGCCGCGGATGCCTTGTCGCCGTCCGCGTTGATCTGCTTGTCGAGCTCGTGGACGTGATCTTGTAGCTCGATCGGCGACGCGGTGCGAAAGCGCGTCGTGACAACCGACGTGGTGCCAAGCGCAACCGCCCGGCGCGCGAGCTCGGGCCGGCCGATCGACGAGGCCGCGGCGATCGTCCCGCGCAATTCCTCGTCGGGAACCGTGCCGCCCGCTGCAAGGTGCGCGATCGTATCCTCCACACGGTCGCCGATCGCCCGATCCTTCTCGCGCTGCTCGCGCCGATCGTCCGCGGCCTGGCGCCGCACCTCTGCCTCCTGCCGGCGCACCTCGGCCTCGCGGCCGCGGATCTCGCCGTCGATCTTCTCATTGAGCGCGGGGAGTTTCGCCTCGCCGATAATATCGTTGAACTGGCCGGAGTTGATGATCTGGCGTGCAGCGTAAGGATCTTTTTGCGCGAGCCCGCGAATGAAGCTCGTGCCAAGCTGGTCACGCGCCTCGCCGCGGAGCTTTTCCTTGCCGGCGTCGTCGACGGCCGTAAGCGCGTCGATCGTGCCGAGCACCCGCTTCAACGTGCCGGGAAAGTCCTTCGGCTCGGGGTTGGTGAACAGCGTGTTGCTCTCGAGGTCGATCGACGCGCCAACATCGTTGGCGAGCTTGGTTGCCCGCGCGCCGGCCTCGAAGGCATAGGCGTCGCTGTCGATTCCGCCGCGGAGCTCGGCCGTTTGCACCGCCCACCAGCGCGCCGCCTTTTGGTTCGTGATCGGCGCGCCCTCGGCGGTCGCCACATCGTCGAACGTCTTTAGCACCGTCCCGTTATGGCCTGGCGCGCCCGGCCCGGCTTCGGTGCGGGCGGTGAGCGCTACCTTCTTCGCGGTCGCATTGACGCGCGCCAGGCGAACCGCCGCATCCGCCATAGCGTCCTCGTCGCTGCGCTGCTGCGCGATCGCGGCCGCGCGCGCGTCGACGCGGGCGTTGTTGTCCTCGATTCCTTCAACAACTTGGCCGGCCTGCACGAGCGCCGAGCCGATCGCCGCGCCGAACGTGCCGGCATCGGCGCCGGGCAAGGTCGCCCCGCCACTCGGCCGCACCTGGGATTCATAGATCGGAATACGCGCCATGTTGCGGCCCCCCCTAGCCGGCGCCGCCTGGGGCGGCCTTCTCGAAATTCTTGGCGATCGACGCGGCCGCACTGAGGTAGCCGGCCGTCCGCGCGGCCTTGCCCTCCATCAACGCCATGCTGCCGCTAACCCGCTGGTTGTTCGCGGCGAGCGTGCCCTTGCGGCGTAGCGTGAGCACGTCGAGCTCGCCGTTGATCGCGCTTTCGCGGAGCGAGGCGAGCGCCGATCCGGTGCCAAGCTGCACGCCGCTGCCGCCCTGCATCGCGATCGCCTCGCCCATCGTCGCGCGCGCATCGGCGCGGACGCGCTCGCCTTCGGATGCGGCCTCGGCCTCGGTCTGCTGCGCGTTGCGCTGCGCGACCTGGTTGTTGAACTTGCCGGCCGCATAGGCGGCGTTGCCCTGGATGATCGAGCCGCCCGCCTGGATGAAATTACTCACAGCTTCACCTTTGCGTAAACGTCGTGGTCGATTCCGTGCGGCCCCCAACGGCGCATCGTGCCCTCGTGCGTCATGCCGAGCATCCGCGCCCACCTGTGCCCCTCGGCATGGCCCGCCTGCACGAGCGCCTCGATCCGGTGGAAGCCGGAGCGCGCGAACTCGAGCCGCACGCGCCTGGTAAACGGCACCATCGTCGCGCCGAGGTGCGTGCCAAGGATCGACCATGCGAGCGCCTGGCCGGGCCATGCGGCGCGAATGAACCCCGCGCACGCGAGCGGGAGGCGATCGGCGCCGGTGACGGTCCACGCCGGCCCGCCTGCTTCGTAAGCGGCCGGGTCGGGCTCGTCGTCGCCGGCCGCCTGGATCGGCTGGCGCTCGAGCGCCGTAAGGTGCCACGCCTGAAACGGGATGACGCGCACGCTCAACCTCGCGTGTCGACGCGCGGCATCAACGCCAGGAGCGTGAGCGGGAGTGGCTGGTAGCTCTCGACGGTAATCTGTCCGTCACGCTCAAAGCTGCCAGGATAGTCGATAACCTGGTCGCCGGTGAATGTGCCGAGCCCGCGGTCCATCGCGTCTGCCGACGAGCGCATAAGCACATCGTCGCGGTTGCCGCCTGGCGGCCCTACCGTGATCGCCAGCGCCTCGAGCAAGCGCATGCCGAGCTTGACGATCTTCTTCGTCGCGCCCTGGGCGGTGCCGGCATTACCGCCCGCCTCGAGCTTTAGCGTCGTGAGCCGGGCGGTGTACGCCAGGCCGATTTGCACCTTTCGCGCCGTGATCGCGTTGGCGAGCGTCACTTGCCCGGTAGGCGATACCACGAGGTCGGGGTGGCTGGCGCCGTCTGCGAGCACCCACACGGTTTGGCCGGCAAGGTGCTCGAGCCCGGCAATGATCGACGCCGGCTCGCCCGAATAGGTCAGGCCGCTATCGAGGAAAAACCCATCGGCGACGTCCTGGCCGAAATCCCAAAACGCCTCGAGCCGCTCGATGTAGCGCCGGAACCCGCCGTTGATCCAGCGCCGCACCGATAGCCATACCTGGTCGTTTACCCCGCTGGGGTCGGGAATTACGCCAACCGCTTCGACGATCGCCGGCGCCTTTCCGTCCGCGCTCGAGCTCCCGCCGATGACGTGGCGCGACCAACCGCGCACCTCCTGCTCCTCGGAATAGGTGAAGCTAAGGAGCGTGCCGTCGTTTCGCACCGCCCATAGCAATCCGTAGGGCTCCTGCTGATAGGCGAGTTGCGACACGCCCCCGCGGGTGACGTGCTCGGCGCGTACCGTCGTGTCGTTCGCAACGTAGCGGTTCGCGTCGTAGCTATAGCCGGCCTCGCGGACCTTGCGGCCGCCACGCGCGACGAACATCGTCTTGCTGCCGATCTGGACCGGCTGCGCCCGGTTCGATCCGTAGAAGGATTGAGGCGGCGCCTGTAGATTGCCGGGGCCTGGCGCTGCCGCGTTGTTAAGCGGCCCGATCGCATATTCGCCCTTGGTCGTGCCGACGATCAATTGCAGATCCGCGCGCAACCATCGGATCGGGTTGGGGCTGGCAAGCGTGTAGCTGAAAGCGCTGTCGGCGTTGATCGCGCCGGCGCTGTCGCGCTCGGCGAAATTGTCGAAGTCGCCGACAACCGATCCGTCGACGCGCGAGCCCCTCGCGTAGATCAGCCGCTCATTCCAGACGCAAACCGCTGTCGGCCATCCTTCCGCGGCCGAATAGGCCGCGTGCGCCCACCGCCACGTCGCCGCGGTCGAGGGAATGGTGCGGACCACGCTTGCGGTTGCGGTGAGCCCGCCAGGATCGACGGCGGTAATCGTCACGGTCCCATAGCGATCGTTGACGTACTGCCAAAGCACGCCGCCCCAATCCTTGTCGTTGATATCCTTGCCCGTCGCCATGCCATCCCACTCGGCGCCTTGCGTGTGGGTCGGCTGGATCGTGCCGGTTCGCATCGACCCGTTGCTTGGGAGCGTTGCGGCCTGGTAGATTTTGCCCTCCGATCGCCGGCGATCGCCGATCGCCAGCCCTTTGATCGCGGGTTCCCATGCCGGCGTCGCGGCGAAGTCGGCCGCCTCGATCCTGAACGGCGCGCCGACGTGGCCGGCAAGGAATATGGGCGAGCTCGCGGTGAGGGTGACAATTCCTGTCGTCCCGCTCGCCGCAACCGTCACGGCCTCGTTGGTGTTCGCATCCTTAAACGGCCCGTTGCGGAGCGTATGGGGCGCGATCGCGAACGACGCGGCGCCGGTGCGCGCGAGCTTCATTTGCTGGTGAGCGCCGTGCGCGAAATACATCACGTCATTGCTCTGCTGCCAGGATAGCGCGGCGAGCTCGCTCTCGAGGTAAGGCGTCGCGAGCACGTAGGGCACGGCCCCCGGCGCGACGAGCGCGTTGTTGGTGTAGAAGCGAAACGCCTGGTTGGTCGCCTCGATCATGTACGCCTGCGTAAGCTGCGGCTCGAAACCGATCAGCCGCACGTCGCCGCCAACCGTTGCCGCGGCCGCGACGAAGCGCGAGCCGCTGCGTTTCAGCGCGCCGCCCTGGATTGTCGGGATGATGTTTAGGAGCTCGGCGACGCTGATTGCATAGGCCGCCAGGTCGGTGCGGCCGTGGAGGAGCGGCGACACCTCGCCGCCATTGAAGCTCGATTGAATCGGCTCGGCGCGGGCCATCAATAGCAATCCCGCGCGATGATCCAATCGGACTCGTAAGGGATCTCGGGCGGGTTCTCGCGGCCGTCGACGCCCTTGGCCTCGACAATCGCCGCGTCGAAGGCGGCGCCCATCAACTGCCGCGTCGTCGCGCTCTCGGTCATGGTGAGCGCGATTTCCTGAGCGAGCTTGCAGGCGAGCGCTTCGACGAACCCGGCCGAATATTTCACCGTGTCGGTAACGCGGCGAACATAGCGGATCTGCAACGGCGCCGCGTTGCTGGTCAAAATGAGGTCGCCCTCGAATTGATAGGGAGCGTCGGCGCCTGGCTCGAGCCCCCACACGAGCACGTCGTTGACCTCAACAAGCCGCACCATATCGGACGGCCGCTGGAACTGGCGTGCATAGCCGTAGGCCGGCGCATCGACGAGCGCGGATAGCGAGGCGCGCGTGATCGCGAAATTCCACGGGTGAGCCGCAAGCGTCGCGTCGACCGCGATATCCCAAACCGCGCTGATTGCCCGCGCCAGCTTGTTGTTTTCCGCGAGCGAGGAAAGCACCGTCTCGGCGCCCACCTTCACCCCTGCGTAATTCGCGATCGACGTCTGCGATGCCACTTGATTGCCCCCCGGCTATGTCGTCGATCAGTAAGGCGGATACTTGCCCTCGAGCAATACTTCCTTGACCGATTGCAGCGCGAGCACGGCCTCGCCGCGGGTCATGTTGTCGCTGTCGATGATGACGGTGACGCCAAGCGCATTGAGCCCGGCCGCGGCGTTGGTCATCACCGCGTCGGACGCGCGGCCGTTCTTCTTAACCTGGATGCTGGTTGGTCCCGCCATGATCGTTCCCCTTCAAAAAAGACGGCGCCGCCCCCGATGCGGGCGGGAGCGGCGCCTACAACTACGTCGCGAAGGAGCCCCCTACGACGCGACGCCGCTGTAATAGATATCAATGACGAAGGTGCCGGCCGGGAGCGCCGCGGACAGGGTAGCGAGCACCTCCTCCTCGACGGTTGCACCCGCGGCCGCGGCCGCGACCTGGGCGCCGGTGCCGAACATGCTAGGCGTGTCGGCTGCGGCGAGCGCGGCCGCGGCGCGGTACTTGCCCGCGGTGGTCGCGTTGCCGATGGCGATCGTGGTCGCGCCGGATGCAACCGTGCCGTTGATGAGGCCGAAAGCGAACACGGCGCCCATAGGCAGGAAGCCGAGCCCGAGGACGTCCGCCGCGGCGGTGTTGGTGCCGGTCGACACGAAGGTTGCGCGATGGCGCTTCAACTGCGCGCCGACGACGCTGCCGGGTGCCTTGCCGGCGCCGACGCGGGTAGCTTCGATTGCGAAATACTTTGCCATGGTCGATCAATTCCCCTGCTGCTCGAGCTCGACGGAGCCCGAAGGTTGAGCGCGCCGGCGACGATCGCCGGCGCGCCCTATTCACTCACTCGGCGCAAAGCACCTGGATCGCCTTGGCTTCGTCGTTCCGCGTGACGGTGACGAACTTGCCGGCATAGACCTGGACCGAATGGCGCTTCTGCGGGAGCGGGTCGATCGACATAAGCGGCTCGCCGAACGTGCCGCCCGAGATACCCGACTTGCACCACGCCGGCACGCGGCGGTAGCCGCTGCCGTCGAGGGTGAGCCCGGCATTGTCGAAGCTCGCCGCGTTGCCGATTTCGCACTCGACGAAGTTGAACCCGAGGAGCTTGCGGAGCTTGCCGCTCTCGAGCACCGGCGCCTGGCGGCTGTCGGTGAACTCCGCGCTGGTCGCCTGGAGCTCGGACAACAGATTGTCCGTCTGCGTCGACGTCACCGCCATGTAGAGCTCCTCCTCGTCGGTATCGACGAGGTTGGCGACGAACATCGCGCGCGCCTTGCGGAGCTTCGGGATATTCAGGCCGGTAGGAGCCGCGGCGCCGGTGTTGACCGCGATGATGTTGGCGGGTGCGAACGGGAGGACCGTCGCGCCTTCCTTGCCGGCGAGTGCGTTGCCGTAGAAGCCTTCGAGGAAAGCGTCGTCGTCGGCGCGTGCGAGGGTCGCGGCTGCGGCCATCGTGTACATGCCGGTGATATCGATGCCGGGCGCCAGGAACTTGTCGGCCTTGTCCACGAGGTCGGCGTAGTAATATTCGTCGCCCGGCGCGATCCAGCGGCCGTCATGCGGCGTGTTGTTGTAGTTGGTATCGCCGTGACGAGTGCGGCCGCGGTTCGGCTTCACCGATCCGACAAGATCCTTGATCTTCGACTTTTCGCCGTCGTAGCTGGCCCAAGTGATGTACGGCGCGAGCTTGGCCTTCTTCTGCTGAAGTGCGAGCTCGACGTTGCTGCGATAGGTGACGCGGTGCGCGTTGGTGATCTGAAAAGACATAATTGCCCCCCGGCTGAATGACGTTGAAAAGCTGTCAGTCGAAGGGCGTGTCGGCGTTGGCCGGGCCGTCTTCTCGCGTGAGCCCCCGCTCGGGTGCCTCTATACTGTTCCGGGCCTCGGCCCCCCTCGGCGTGTCGGAACAAAGTGGCGAGCGGCACAATCTCGCGTGCCGCTCGCCTAGTCAAGCGCCCTTGGCGCCTATTGGGCTAGGAGAGGAAAAAGCCCAATTCGGTTACGCGGCGTCCGCGCGATCCATTTCCGCGGCGAGCGCGGCGTTGATGCGCGCCCACTCGGCAGTCGCCGCGGGATCTTTCGCGCGGAGCTTCGCGGTTTTGTCGGTGTCGGCCATAAACGTCTTCTTCGCCTCGGCCGCGGCCTGGGCGGTCATGTTGCCGCGGAGCTCGCGCGCTTCGCCACCCTCGAGCTTGTCCTCGCCGATCTTCTTGCCAAGGTCGTAGAGGAATTGAAGCGCGCCCTTTGCGCCGAGCGCGGCCGCGAGCGCCGGCATCTTCTGCTCGAGCCCGAACGCCTTGGCCGCCTGGCCCGCGATCGCGTCATTTGCCTCAAAGTCGGCACCCCATCCGGCGCCACTTTTCAGCGCGGCGATATCGGCCGTCGCCGCCTCGCGCTGCGCGGTCGCTGCCGCCTCGCCCTGCGCCGCCTCGAGCCCGGTGTACCACTGGAAAAGCGCCTGCGCCTGGTGAGGCAGGACGCCGGTTGCGTGCGCGGCTTCGGCGAACCCGGTTGATAGCGCCGGATCTGCACCCTCGGGGAGCTCGAACTTGTAATTGTCGCCCACCTGGTCGGGCAAGCCGAGCGCCTTGTAGGCCGCGGTCGCCTGCTCGGCGTTGGTCCAATCGCTCGGCACGCTGAACCGGCCGGCGCCGAGCTTACTTTCGAGGCTGCGGTGCGCTGCGATCGTGTCCTCGAGCGAGCCGTAACCCTTGTTCTGTAGCCAAGTCTTGTGCTCGTCGCTGGTGACGCCTTGGGCGTACCACGGCGCGTCGCCTGGGGGCGTGCCCGCATCGGGAGTCGGTGTCGGGGCCGGGGTGCCCCCGCTACCGTCGCCACCGCCACCAACTCCCTCGGCGGGGTCGCCTGCTACGCCGTCAAGCATACCTAGCGCACTCATTGAAAGAACGTAAGGGGAAACCTCGTTTAGCAGTCCACCGCGAAACCTAATTTTCATCGTTACTTACTCCCGCATCGTCTGGGTAACTCTGCTCGACAATTGCCGCTATTGTGTCGTCGGACAGATAAAGGTGAGCGTTGATCCGGTTCCACACTTCACGCCGGCCTTCGTTAAAGGCCGTCGTGTAGGGGTCGCCCGGCACAAAGCTCGAATCGTTGGCGCGGCAAAACCGCTTGAGGTCGGCGAGCACCACCTCGCCGTCGAGGCTCGGCCGATCGTCGGGGCCGAGAAAACAGGCTCGATACGCTGTGCGCCGCGTCTCCTGGCGCCAGCGTATCGATCGACGGAGCAACCGCTCGAGCGCGCTACGCAACGGCCGCTCCTGCCATTTGATCGGCGCGCGCGAAGTCCGCGGACGCCTTGGCCGCGGCCGGGATCGCGTCGACGAGTTGGGCTAGCTGCTGCTGCTGCGCGGCGTCCGCGTCTTCGGCCGCAACCTGGTCCTCGTCTTTCATCCAGCCGATCGGCACGCCGAGCACGTCCGCCAGGCCGCGCGCGGCCTTGCCGATATCGACCATCTGGAAGATTTTTTCGCCGCCCGGCACCTGGGCGATCGGCGTGACGGCCGATACCCAATTCGTAAAGCCGGTCGCCTGGTTCGCACGCTGCGCCCGCGATAGCGGGTTGTCGTACATCGGCTGATATTCGCCGCCCGCTTCGACGAGCTCGCCCGGCATATCGGGGAGGTATCCAGCGCGGCCGAGAATATCGAGCTCGCGCTCGATGCAGGGTCCGAGGAGCTCGGTTTCCTGGCGCCCCATCGCCGGCGCGAGTAGCACGCCTTTCTCGCGCATCCGCTCGAGCACCTCTGTTGCCGTCATCCGGTCGGGGCTGTCGACGAGGATCTGAAAGAGCGTCACAAGGAACGCATCGTTGATCGTCGAGCGGCTTTTCTCGAGTACCTGGATCGCCCAATCGAGGCGGGCGTTCGACGTCATTTCGCGCACGAGCGGGTTGCCGCGGCTATCGAGCCCGCCGACATTGAGCCCGCCTGGCTTGTTCTGATAGCGGCCGAGCACGCCGTCGTCGCTCATCAGCAGGGGCGGATCTACTGCCTTGTGCACGGCCCGCAGGACGGTCTTCGCCATTTCGTTGACCATCTTGATATCAGGAAGCGCCTGCATCCCCGGCGATCGGCCATAGGTTTCGCGCGGCGCGGTGAGGTAGCGCGAGACAGGGACCGGCATCGTATGGAAGCCGCCCTCGCTCATAAGCTGCTTTCCCTCGCACGAGAGATAGTAGCTGGCGATCGCCATGCCGCGATAATCGAGCCGGTCGACGTCGCGATCGACGCGCGGCCGGATGACGTGCAGATAGGTCGACTTCTCGAAAGGGTGCGAGTTGAGCCGCTTCTTGATCTTTTCGGGGAGCTTGTCGGCGCCCCATTTCTGCGCCGCCTGGCGGTGGGTGAACTCGAATTTGCGGTGCACCGTGTCGATACGGCCGTGCTGGTCTTCGGCGACGAATATCTCGCCCATATGAATCGACTTGTAGCCGAGCCCCTTGCCTTTGATTTCGTCGATCATAAAAGCGCCGGTGCCGATCGCGCCGAGCGACATCATTGTTTCATGGAACTGCGACGCGAAATTAGCGTGCGGCGCATAGCGATGGTGGAACAGGATCGAGGTGGCTTCCTCGAAATAGCGGCGCACGCGGGGGAGCCGGTTGAGCTCCTTGTTGTTCGTCGTGAGCGTGTGCCAAGTCTCGGAGCGAGGCGCGAGCATCCCCTCCATGGCGGCCGAAAACCGATCGAGCGCGAGCGGTGCCGTGCTGTCGAAAATATACTCGGTGCGCGCCGCGCCCTGGGCTCGCTGCTGGCCGATATCGTCCTGCCGCGGGAGCACGCGCCGGAGCACCTGGCGCCAGTGCCCCTCCCAAACCATCCGCTCCCCCTCGAGCGCTTGCTGATTCCGCAAGAGCTCCTCAACGATATCGTCGTTCATGCTGTGCCCCCCGGCCTATTTCGTCCCTACGCGATCCGCGCGCCGGCGATCATCCCACCGCGCCGTGATGATCGCGCGCGGTGGGATGATCCCCGTTACCTTGCGCGCTCGGCGTCGACCTCCGCTTGGGCGGCGTCGCGGCGCGCAGTGGCATCCGCCAGTGCCCGCGCGTAATCGGCGGGGTCCTCCCACACCGAGAAGGGACGCCCCACCCCGCCTGCCGATGCCTCGAGGCCGGAGCGCGCGAGCTCTGCCATTTCGAGCTCGCACTCCGCCTCGGTCTTCTCCGCCGCCGCGGGCTCCGCGGCGGTCGTCTCGTTGTCGTCGGTCGTCATGCTTCAGTCTCCCCTTAAGCTAAGGCTGGCCGAGCGCCGCCGGTGAGGCCGAGAATATGGCCGTCGTAGCGGTGCTTGGTGGCGGCCGTGTTCCAGTCGCGCTTGAGGCCCCAGATGAAGCCAAAGCCGCTGTAGTAGAACCAATAGCCCGTTCCGATCTCGACCGCCATTTTCGCCCAATCGTACTCGACGGCGCGCATCAGCGAGGTCTTCACCAGCGCGTTGTAGGTGTCGATGTAGTGCTGCGTCACGCCGGGCATGAAGTTCATCGGGTGGGGGCCTCCCTCGTACACGCCCAACTGGAACGGCCCCATGTCGCGCATCGAGGCGATGTGCGCTTGGAGGTCCCCCTTCGCCACGGGGATCCGGTCGATGAACTCCTGCGCAAGCCCCTGCTGTGTCAGGCCCGATGTGGCGTTCTTGGTGGCCGAGCTGTGGTGCAGGTAGGCCGATGTACCAAGGATCTTGATCTTCTGGCGGTAGCCAGGGACCGCATCGAGTTGCGCGTTCTTGGTGCTTGGGAGGATGCCAGTCTGGCAGTAGATACCCGGCAGAACCTGACGGTTGTAGCGCTCGGTGCCGAGCACCTCCTCATAGATTTGCAGAATCCGGTTATGACGCCAGCCCAGCCACAGCGCGCTACCCGCGAGAAGCTGCGGGAGGTTCGCAACCAAGTCGAAGTCGGCCGCAGTGATCGTGGCGCCGTCCGCGATCGGCTTGTTGGCCTTGTAGAGCGAGTAGGAGCCCGTGAGCGAGTGGCTGTTGTTCGAGAAGATCGCCTCGCCCGTCGCCATCGCGGGGGCAATCCCGAACGACTTGACCCATTTGATGACATACTTCGTGCCCGGTGCCGTGGGCGTGCCGCCATTGAGGAAGCCCTCACGCGCCGCCTCGACCATGATGCGCGCCCGAGCCGGAAAGCTGTCCGACCAGTCCTCATTGGTGAGCTCTGGGATCAGCTTGGCGACCGAGTTGTTAGGGAAGTGGTCCTTGATGGTGTTCGCCTCGCGGTAAACGACATCGTCGTTCAGGACGAGGCACTGCACCAGATGGTAGTTCGCGTAGGTGGGGTCGACGGCGTGCTTCGCCGCGAACGCTCTGATTGGTAGCTCGCGGTTGTCGGGCCAATTGGCAAGAGTCTGCCACTCGCTCTGCGGAGTGTAATTTCCCGAACAGATATCTAGGTCGCGCATCCCCTTGCCGAACTGCTCCGTGATCCACCGGGGGTTGACTGCCCCTGCTGCCACGCCACGCTGCTGCATGACGAACGAAGTCGGGGCCGGCCCCGAGTAAGTGACGCCTCGCGCGTCGCCACCGCTGTTCGGCTCATAGGGGGCGTTGTCGCCCGCGATCGTAATCGTATAGGTGCCGGCCCCCGCGTTGACCGGGGCAATTGAGATGGCCTGGCTATCGGCGCCGTTATGGATTCCGGTGATGGTAGTGCCGGGGGTGATCTGGACGTCGTAAATCCCATCAACCCCACTGAATGGGACCAAGATGATCTTGAGGTCGTCCCTGATCGACGAGCTACGCGCGAGGTCAGACGATATCGGCCACGGCTCGTAGTATCTGGCCCCCGCGATGTTAAGGCTCATGCTCATCGGGACCGCTGCGACGGCGGGCATGGTGTAGGGCGCCGTGTCGCGGGACACGCCGGACTCCACCCCGTTGATGATCTCGTAGACGCGGACCACAACCTTTGACCCGTACTGCGCTTCGCCGGCTGCGAACCCCGCGGGGCCGGTGAGGGTCACGCGGCCAGTCGCCCCCAAGACGACGGTGGCAGGGACCTTCGCGCCGATCGCCGTGCCGTTGTTGTAGCGGAGCTCGAGGTTCCATCCGGTGTGGTTCGGGCCGGTGTAGCTGGCCTGGATCGTCGGGCGGAAGCTCGAGTCCCATTCGACCGAGTTGACCGTGAGGGGAACCGAGTCGCCCACGCCGTATGCCTGGAGGTTGGTGCCGGCGACGTTCGTGTGGGCCGATACAACCGTGCCCTTGTAGTCGGCGTTCCAGTTAAGGCTAGTGACCGCGGCGGCGGTGCTCTGGGGTGTGATGTTCTCGCCGGTGTCGAGGCGGACGTTCACGATCGCCCCGGAGGCGGTGTGGGTCGTCTGCATCAGCGTGCCCTCGGGGGGCAGGGAGGAGGTGTTGACGAACTGGATGTTTGTGAACTGCGCCACGCCGTCCTTGTAGGGGGTGATCGTGAACTTCGTTCCGCTGTTCTGGAACTCGACACGAAGACCTGTTGTCGTGGCGTTCGCGCCGTCGCTCGTCGAGATACGGTGGAGCCAAATCTTCGTGTTCGCCTCCTTGTACCACAGCCAGAACACCGACTGGATGACGCTGGTAGTGTCGAACGACGGCATCGACGGGCCGTTGGTCACGGCGCTCGGCGCCGGGGCAGGCACGTTGGGAATAGCCGTCGGGGTCGGCGTCGGCGTCGGCGTCGGCGTCGGCGTCGGCGTAACAGCCACGTCGTCGTTGCGGATAGTCGCGTTGCCGGTGAGGTTGGCGCCGGCGACGTAGCCGGCAGGCACGCCGATCGTCACTGCAAAATTCTCGTCGACCTCGTTCATCTTTTCGGGCGCAACGTAAATCTCGATCGTGCGCTCGAGCTCGCCCACCGCCAGGCGGATCGACGAATTGGCCGGAAACGCATTGCCGGCGTAATCGGTCGCCTGGGTAGTGCCGGGGTTGAACGTGAAAGGCACCTCGATCGGAAGGATGGCGTCGGATCGCGACACCACGAACGGAAACAGGGTAAGCCCGTCATCACCCTCGAGCCGACTTTGCGACGACGTGACGGTGACGCTCGGCGCGGCGCCGGCGACTAGATCCGCCAGCGCGACGCCGGCGAGCTTTACGCCCATCTTCACGAGCGAGGGATCGATTGCGATCGGCGTCGAAACGCCGGCGCC